TATACCTACTTTAGTTCCATCTACTATGAATCCAACAGAACTTGTTATTGCCTCACTACTAGAAAAATATGCAACCCTTCTAGGTCCTCCGTTTAAAACTCCTTTGAGAAGTGGAACTCTATGTGATGTATTGTTGACTGGTACGTTTATGCTTGAGGTATAATGTAAAACTAAGACAGTCCCAGCACTTTCTAAAGAACTAGAATAAAAATAGTTACCAAGGTTGGTATCCATTTCTGCATAAGTTAATGCTTGTCCTTTATTTGCTCTGAATGTTATTGCCATTATAAATCTATTTTTACGACAAATGTCATATCTGTATTTTGTGTTTTAGGAATTGGTCTTCCTGTTTTAGCTACTGCAATCAATTCATTAGCATCATTATATAGTCCTACGGTTGTTATGTATGGTGTAAATAAGCTTCCTGTTAAACTATTTACTATTTCTCCATTCGAACCTGATAGTGCTGAAGGATTATAAGTAAAGTTATGTTCAGAATCTTTTACCTTACAGTGAACATTATATGTATAAATAGGTTGATTTGATTTCCATCTCAACTTATGTCTACTATATGTACTAATATATCTTGCAACTGTTGTGTCAGTAAATATTATCTGTCCTTGATTATAAATAATGTCTCCTACAACTTTTCTTGGATCAGTATATCTCAACTCAGAACCAGAAAAAATTAAAGCACCATTACCGTCATCAATTATTTCTAATCTTTGTTGACCTTGATCTATATCTGTATATTGATAATCTAATCCAGGGGCTACACTTTCAGTAACATAATAGCTTTCTGAGACTATATAGTCATTAGGATCTAAAGGATTAGAGTTATACCAATATTCTATATTTTCTATATACTGATCTTCACCTGAATATCTGTCAGAAAAATAAGAATCTGTAATATATTTATCTCTACTTTCTATTAAAGGTTCGTACTTAAATGTACCTGGTTCTATATGGGTACCGTATAGACCTTTAGGTATAGAAATTACTCCTACTTCAGTTTTAATATCTCTTGAGCCACTTAAAGTTAAAGTAGACTGTAAAGAAAGCTCTCTAGAACCAGAAAACAATCCTTCTCCAATACTATCTGCATAGTAGAGATTATCTATACTATTATAGACAATTGATTCATACCTATTATTTCTATAATCAGAAGGATATGGATAACCTGGTGTAGAGCCTGAGAAGCCTCTTAAAGTCTCAATGGTGCTTGTACTAACTAAGCTTCCAGTAGTTGCCCACTGTTTACGTGCTACGTAGTCAGATACATAGACATCTTGACGATTTAGTTTCTTGTAAGTACTCATTCATTAGTAATCTAACTTGATTCTTACTAAAGCTTCTTTTGTAAAATCTTTTAATAAGGGTCTAGATAATTTAGCTACTGCAAGTAAATCATTATTATCATTATACAATCCTACAGAAGTAGCAAACGATTGAGGTGTGTTGATCATTACAGAATGTCGCAGTTCTCCTGAACCGGTTATAAGAGAAGGGTTAGTAGAGTAGTTAAATTCTGCGTTTCTTGCTCTTACAAATATAAAGTTTGAAGATATAGTTTCTTCTGATTGTAATCTGAAATGCGCAGGGTATTTAATGTAGTCATACATTCTTCTTATATTATTACCTTCGGTATTAGCAGAACGATTTGTCTGTAAATCTATTCCACCTAATGCAGCAGGTGAATCTAAAGCAGTACCGTTAAGCAGTATAATTCCAACATCAGGTAATAATTTTCCGTATGAACCTGAACCGTTAGTATATCCGTTAGTATTAACTGATGTGTTTACTGAACCTACAGATCCAGATACTAATTCATATACTCTACCAGAATCTGTAAATGTAGTTGTAGCAGTGACTAAACTATTATCTGTTAAACTAACAATTCTATTACTTCCTGAAATTCCTAGTTTCAAAGTAAAAGTACCAGGAAGTAGTTTTTCTTTATATCTTGCTCTATCTATAGCTAGTACATAAAAATGTTCAGATGTTTTAGTCCCGAAAGTGAATTCTGCTTCTTCATCACCTAGTACTAAGTTTCTATACTGTCCGTAGATTGTAGAGGAAGGAGATTTCCCTGAAACGTTATCATTGTATAGTAGAGATCCGGATCCTTGTTTATCAGCATACGCTATGCTAAATTGTACTCTTGCGTTAGATAATCCAGAACCTGTCTGATATACATCATAATAGAAATCAGCAGAAGTTCCTCCGATTTGAGTTGATGATGTATAAAATCCTGTTAGTATAGTTGAGTCTTCTGACCAAAGGGGAGAGGTTATTGATTCAGCACTTACAACTATATCTTCTTGATCAAATCTTTTGTATGACATAATTAGTTAGTTTTAGTGATTGTTACTGGAATCGTTAGTCTTGCTCCTGAATCTCTACCTATCACAGTTATAGTAGTCTGTAGTCTTGTTCTTGTTCCAAATAAAGTATTTACTGATGTTGCTGTTAGGTTTATTGTTGTACCTATGACTGTTTTAGAAACATTAGTACCTAAAGTAGTAGAGGTATTCAATCTTTCTGCTTCTTCAGTATTTACTCCTACCCCAGTAAAGGAGTTGAGTACTCTAGTATCTGCAATAGTTGCAGTATATCCTCCAGCTTCAAAAGTAGAAGTAGCACCTAAGTAGTTTAATGTTTGAGGGGTAATAGCTACTGATGCTCCTTGTTTTAATGTTACTGAAGCAAACCCTAATTCTAATACAGGTAATTTAGAAGTACCTCTAGGTAAGGTTGTTAATTTATACTTCATGATTTGAGTCTCATCTGGGAATGCCTCTAATAGTGGCATGTTCTCAATGGCTTCTCCGTAAAAAGCAGAACCTGAGGGATGTAGTGGATTATATAAGGTATAATCGATCTCATCATCTGCTAAAGCAAATTGAGTGATTTTAAAAGAACCGTCCCCTCTAGCTAACAGTTCTCTACCTTTTTTCGTTAGGATTGCGTCCACCGTCACAATTGAATTGTCTAAGTATCCCATTTTATTTTAATGTGTTTAATATAAATATTGTTAATTATAGTTTTACTGTATAGATACAACTTTACCAAATTCATCTGTAGAATATACCTTCCCTTTATCAATCGAAAATATTTTAGAACTTACTGATCTAATAAACTTATTACCAGTTTCTGTATAAATGAATGTGTTGGGTTCAGGGAAATCTGAGAATTTTTTAGTTGGGTGAGATCCTGATAAAATAGATGTAAAGTATATTGTGTTAACTGTTCTATCAGAAAGCTGTATTTCTTTTATCGAAGCATTAGTAGCATCTACAGAATGTAAACTCCCTTGGAATTCTTTTAGACCTAATGCTGGGTCATCTCCTATCAGGCTACCGCTTGTTAGTTTAGTACCTACGTACTTAGAGTTTATTATCCCTGCTTTAGTGTAAGAGCAATTTTGTATTTCTGCTTTTTGTGAACTTCCAGATATAAGGGATGTAATATTAGAAGGATTAGCCTGCCCACTGTTTCTATCTACTACCTGAGCTACTGTGTTTTTCTTATTTACACTATAGTTACTAATTAAAGGATTATAGTCATTATTGAAAAATGGAGCAGTAAAAAATGGTTCAAAAATAAAACTAGCGTTGAATTCTTTATATATTCTATTACCACTTAAATAACTTATAGTAGATGGAAGTGTAGATACAATTATAGGTTCGAATCTAAGGAAATGGTACCCGCTTTTTTTCTGTCTAGCGGTAATAGTGGCTTCTATAGTACCATTAGCAAAATCGAAAATTATTGAAGTTGCTTCCGTTAATGTCTTATTTACATCTACATTATTTAGAGAAGTATTAGGAACCGTCATTGCTTGAATAACGTACGGAGGAACGGGTACTTCTTCAGAACCAGATATACTACTGCTTATAAGTAGGTTAGCAGTACCTGCTCCACTAAAGCTTGCTGGGTTAAGATTTATAAATTCTAGTTCTGTCATAATTATGAGAATCTAGCATAATAGCTATTTCCGTATATAGTTTCGTCTGTATAATAAATAGATATAGTTGAATCAGTTGATATTAAAGTACCTGCAACTGCATCTGTGTACCATCCATCAAATGTACCACCGGGGTAGTAGGTTGCTTGAGCAGTTGCTGTTATAAATGCATATTGATTAAAGCTATTAACATACTCAATTGAACCGCTTGTTGCAGTAACTGTTGTAGGATACGTAATAGCTACTGTACCGTTACCAACTGCTGTGAATGTATATATATCTCCTACATAGCTACCTGTAAAGTCTATAGTACAGAAAGCAGGAATAGGATCAGAAATATTAAATACATTTATATTAAAAGTTATTTGAGGTTGATTAGCTTTTTTAAATGTGTTTTCGTCATTTAGTTCACCATGTACAGATATTCTTATATTAGAACCAGAAAGTTCTCCTGTATATTTAGGGCTCTCATCAGTTATATTTAATGGTGCTTTCCCAATTGGGGTAACTATAGTGGTATTGTAATTTGTTGAATACGGTACTGTAGATTTAGTATCGTAACTACCTCCGTGTGATCCTGTGTATTCTACTAATTCTATAGAACCAGTATAGTTATGTAAAGAGGGTGTGACTACTACCTGTTTAGCTTTATTTCTATGTAAGAAATGAGACTTTATAATTACACCTGTGTTTACATTAGATCTAGCAGGAACGAAGTCTTTAATGGTTCTGAATATAGAATTATCAAAGAATCTTACTAGTCTTATAAATGAAAATGGATCTCTATAATAGAGTAATCTATTATCCCAGTTCCAATCTGCATCCTCCCATAGGTGTACTATATCCTCCCAGTTGATGGTGTTTCTAGTAATTTTAGTACCAAAGGTATTTAGCTCTTCATATTCACTTTCGTACCTAATATGAGGGTCTCCAATGTAGTTATCTATATTAAAACTACTAGAGATTCTAGTTTTAATGTACCTATCTACTAAATCAGAAATACTAAAACCTACTTCTATCGTATGTATATCATCTGATGTTTTCTGAACGGGATACACTGTAGATACATAAGGAGATAAAGTACTACCAGATATTAAACTACCGGTATTATCTAATCTAATTTTATCTAAAGATTCTGTAGTGTATGTTTGAGCACCTAGATATTTTGGAGTTGTTTGATATGCACCACCAAATTGTTTAATTGATAAGATATCTGAAGGGATACCAAAGCAATTTATTAAAGCACGTAATCCTCTTTGAGTACCTTTAGTTTTCAGTAAATGAGGTAGGTTGTGATATATTCTTTTATATACTTCTTTCTGATAGTTATCTTGAGAAATCGGTTGAAGATTTACAAAACTACCAGAAGTGGCAATAGATTGTGAAGTAATGAGTTCGGAACCTGTCTGAAGGGTTTGACCACTTAGTAGTTGAAATAAGTTTCCTGTGTTTTGATTTGAACTATATAACTTAACACCAAAAGACTCTACTGCACTTCTTACTAAATCTTTACTAATTCCAAAGTTTAATCTATTGTCTGCATCATACTTATCAGAAACAGCTTTGAAATAAATCCATAGATTATCAAAGTGTTGAGCAATCATATGGATAAACATAACATAAGGTTCGTTGTTTGAATCTTCTCTTATGTATGTCGGTATAGTATTAGTTAAAATATCAAAGTTAGTATTGTCGTAGTTAGACGCAATTACTAATTGATCAGCAAACCAGGTAACTGCTTCTGATTCTGTCGAAGATAAATTTATAAAAGGTTTATCACTAGATGCTTTTGGCCAAGCAGTTGAGCTGCTTTCGTAATACAAGTATCTATCGTAATGATCAAAATTAGTGACTATCCCGTCGATTAAATTTTTATAGTACTCCTTACTTCCTGATATAGCAGTAGTAGTATTATTTGTTGTATCTATTGAGGATATACTAGACTCATAAGATTGAATTAAATCAAGCTTATATTTAAAATTTCTTAAACGCTCCTCAGCAGAGGAAAAATGTATAAAGTCAGAATACTTAGAATGGTTTATAGCTATCTCAGCGCTCTTTTCATTAAATAGAGATCTTAGTTCATAATAAGAACTGGTTACTGGAAAGCTAAATAGTTCGTTAAAGTTAAAATACTCTGTAGGAGTGTTTTCTTTTTCGTTTACTTCTAAATTGAAATTAGGTCCCTTTAAGTACGGAACTTTTATTTCGTCTTCGTCAATTTCTGCTATTATTTCAAAAGTAACAGAATCAGCTACTTTTTCTTCTACATTAAATATAGAATTGGTATTTAAAGAATCCGGTAAAGGTTCGTAAAGTTTTATTGCAACTACACCTTCTAAAGTAGATTCATATTGGATGTTTAAACCTGTTACGGATTCGCCGCTATCAAAGTTAAGTATAAATTCTGAAAAGTATGATTCACTATCTAGTTTATTTTTTAAACTTAAAGAAGCTTGCTGTAGCTGTGTGGTAGTTAATTCATTACTAGTTGCTCTTATTTCAGTTCTATCTGAGGATATTTCTGTTATAAACAGGTTTCCTCCTATTTTAGAATTAGAAAATAAGTTATTATAAAAAGAATATTTAAACCTTACATCTCCAGTGTCATACCCATATAGTAATATGTCTTTTTCTGGATCTATTGCTAAATTAGATGCACCGGCTTTTCCTGCACCAGCTGATAAGGCATCTTGTCTATAGTTAGTGTAATTTGTATCAGTGTCTAATAGGATATCATCAACGGAGTATACATTTAGTATAACTCTATGTTTAGTTTGATCAAAAGAACTGTTAATAGAGAATTGATCTATTAACTGCTTTTCTTGATCAGTAACAAAATCTACATCAGGTGTATCAGTAGATAGTAGTTGATTTATTATGTATCTTATATTAGCCAATGGACGGTGTTGATAGTTCTATAATCTGTTGTTGATATTCTAATATTTGCTGTCTTAGTTGAGTTATTTCGTCTAATAAAGGTTGTATATCTTCTGTATCTTTTTCGAAATCTACCAATTAAGAACTTCTCCCTATTAAATATTCATGTGATTGAAACTCTCCTGTTGAAGGTATTTCATAGAATAAATTTTCATACGCAGTAAAAAACTCTTCTACTGTTAATTCTTCATCTACAGGTACAGGCTGGGCAAAGCTTTTAAAGTCTGTATCTATAACTTTTTTAAACTGATTTTTGTTAAATACAGTTTTAGATATTTGTATATTATTAGCCATTTCTAGTAACTTTAAATATATTTTTATTATCAATAACGATAGTACTATTATTTAAAGTAGTTTTAACTAGCAATCTATAGAATCTTTCAGGTTGTAGAGAATCCATATAAACATTAAAATAACTACTAGTGTTGTCAGCACTTATTTTAGTATATGTTGTATCAAAGTCAATAATCATCTCTCCGCTGTTTTCATCTTTGATACCCCAATATGATGAAGCAGGTAACTTATATTCGGTCAAGTATATAGATGATGTTGTAAAACTTCTTGTTGGGTATTTAGGTCTAGCTGATAGTCTAAATCTAACACTATCAGAATCTGCGTATTTTTCTTTATGGTTTTTAATTGATACTGTAGCAATATCTGTTGATAGTTCAGTTAATGTAGAACTGTAAGAGCTATCGTCCCATTTAAACTCTAAGTATGGAGGAAATATACTATTAGTATTTGCTCCAAAATATTTTAAGTTAACAGAGGATGTGGTATCATTCTCAAACTCAGGAGCTAATTTTAACAGTATTCCATTATTATCGATTGATTCACTATAATGTTGATGAACAATACTTGTTACGTCTAAATCTAGGTCATGATTACTATTTAAACTTTTTGAAACAAAAGTAAAAGACCCGGAGATATAATCCCCTCCTAAACTATTCCAAGGAGTGGATTGAGCTTTTCTATTTAACCAGGTAGCACCTGTAGTATTTAAAGGTAAATCATCACGTTTACCAGTACCATTTGTCCAGGAACTGGATATAGCATATCCGTGGATTACATAGTCTTGAGGTAATTCACTCGCAGTAGCTAAATATAAATGTAGGCTTCCAGACCAAAGTCCGGTTACTTTATTTGTGAGAGCAGAGTTAATTTCATTACTTCTAAATTGAATTAAAGCTCTTTGTTTTCTACTATCTAAATTTATATCTTTATAAACTCCTAACTCTAATATCTCATCTAAGCCGGCATTACCGTATATACCGCTAATATTAGGTTCGGACCAGATCGTTGTGTCTTTTTCTGGAAAAATTCTATATACTGCCATATTACAATGTTGTTACTCTACCTTCTATATCTATATTAGGATACTTAACTTCAAATATACAAGGATCAAAAGAAGGATATACTACATTGTCTTTTGTAGCACCTGCTACATCGTATCCGTAGGTTGAATAGTTACCTCCATTTTTGTTTACTATTTCTACTTTTTTAACTGTCTGTACTCCTTTTATTTTATCTAACTGTGTATATAGATTAGCTAAGTTTATAGGTTGATTTATATTCCAATTCTGTATATTAAAAAACTCTTTTACTTTTGTGGTACACTGTAAAAGTACATCTCTAGCTGGATAGTCAGGTAGAGTTACTATTTGAAATTTTACTCCAATGTTAACTATAAATGCATCTTTAATATCTAAAGCATCTGTTAACATCATATATTCAGATAAGTATGTTTTAAGGTTATTTTTTAACGTTTCAGTAGCAGTAGTTAATTTTCCGTCTCCATCATATGCTAAAACATATAAGCTTAAAGCTAAAGGATTTTGACGTAACATACTCAAATTAACATTAGATGTATTGTCTTGAGTAACATACACTTTAGCTATAGAACCGTACTGAGGAGGTAAACCTAATGCTCTTATATTATAATCTTGTAAAGTTACTGCTCTCTTTTGTTCGGAAAAAGATTTTAACGAATTTTGTCTTAGTTCTTCTACAGTATCACCATCTCTTCCTCCAGCAGCAGGCTTTATATTGTTAAAAGCTAACGTACTAACATAGGTACTATCCGTAGCTGTGGTTGTTACAGTACCTATTGTTGTAATAGAATTTGAAGGTACATTTGCTCCTACTCCTCCTCCTGTTAAGTATCTAATAGTTAATGTTGTATTAGAAGGAGCTAATCCATAAGTACGAGTAAAAAGTACGTTAGAAGGATCAAATGCATAGTCTAATTTACTGACATTCTGAATGCTATTATATCCAAAATTGATTGATGTAGGGTTAGGTAGAAAACTACTATCATCTTCTCCAATAACTCCAGAACCAAATTGTATTTGTAGAACTCCTTGTGAAGTAAAACGAGTCACAAATCTTTTAGGTACTTTTTTTAATAGAAGTTTATTAGGTACTGTTTTATTATCAAAAGAAGTATTAGTTTCAGAATCAAATATAGTATCCTGTGCAAGGAAAGGTACTTCGTACCATTTATCTCCATCGCTGTCTGTTATGTCTAGTATACCAATTATATCTGTGTTTTCTATTTCAATAGTAGCAAATCTTTCAGCAGTTGTATATGTCTGAGTGGTTGTTTTTATTTCTCCTGAGTAAGCTTTTGTTTTCTTAGTCAGTAAATATTCTGCTGGGTTATTATTGTCTAGGCTGTAAACTCTAATATCTGTCGGATCATATGAACTTGAGAATTTAAAATCTACAACGTCAGTAGTAATAAATTGAAGATTATCTCCTATTGTAGAAGTAATAGTGGCATTTTCAGCTACTCTTATGGCTTGATTAAAATTAGGAAGGTAATTTGGTCCTGTTGCTGCGACTCTTTGACTGACTTCTAATTCTACTTCTGCGACTGAGGTTACTCTAGGTCTATAACCCATCATATAAGCTAAAGAATATAGATTGGATGGATTTTGTGCATGTTGAAGAAAAGTTTCCTGTAACTGAGTATCTTGATAAAAAGACAAGATATCACCAACATAGGCAGCCATTTCTATAAACATCATCCCAGGAGATGTAGGAGAAAAATCATTATAAGAATCAGGAAAATAGTTTTTAGCAAATTCAATCAACTGACTTCTAAAGTCGCTAAATTCTCTGTTAATATATTTTATGTCGCGTTCTTGTGCCATTATTGTTCAAAATTTATTACAACTTCATCTTCAATATTAGTATCTGTAACAGAATATTTAAGCGAAAATTGAACAGTGTTAGTATCAGGTATACCGACTGTAGATATTTCTGATGCTACAATTCTTGGAAAGTAAAAAGCTAGATCTTTTTTAATCTCTGAATCTATTACTTTTACTTTATCTTCAGTCAGCTGATCAAACAGTAACCTCTGTAATCCATTTCCAAAAGTAGGATTCAAATACCTCTCACCTTTAAAAGTTAAAAAATAATTTATTAGATTAGTTTTTATAGCATCTCTAGTCTGATAATTAGAATTAAATACTGCTTTACCAGAAAAAGGTAAGTTTATTCCAACTGCCTTTCTTGGTTGTAAATCTAATGGGTTTATTTTTTTAACTTCAAACGGCATTACACTAATCCTGCTTTTTCTTTATCTTTTTTGTATGAAGCTTCTAACACTTGCTTTGCTTTAGCTAATCCAGGTATTAAACTTAAATCTAAACCGGGTACCGGTCCTGATTGTTCTCTTACCATTTGGTTGGACATCATAGAAGCAAAATTTGGTTTCTGTACTCCTGAGGTTCCAATAATATTTGCAGCATCTTGAGATGTCATTTCTGCTTTCGTAGCATTTAACATTTCATCTAAAGTTGCACTTTTACCTACAGACCATTTTTTAGGTTGACCTTTAGGTATTTCTTGCATCTGTGTTGGAGTAGAAGCGTATTTTACAGCTTCATTCATTACTTCTTGTAACTCCTCCTTAACAGCTGCTCTGACTTCTTCGCGTATAATTTTACGTAATTGATCGAGTTTCATATATATAAATAGTTTAGTTATGGAAGTTGATTATCTATTCTAAATTTTACTTCGTCTAAAAGAATGTCTATTTCCGAAGCAAAAGATTTTGCACCTTTTAAAACTTGTACTCCTTCTTTATTCAATGCAACTGCAAAGCGTCTAGGTGCAATAGAAGGAGAGTTAGGATCGGTAATAATATCTAATTTATAGAGGGTTCCGTCCGGTCCGGTATGATAGAATCTACTATCATTATCTTTAGTTTGTTTATTTAAATTTTTAAAGTTTCCTAATATAGAATTTAAATTATTTTTTATATCATCAGATAGGTCACTACCTTGGAGTTTATCTATAGCATCACTTAGTATTTTACTTGTTTCATTTAAATCATCTTGCTGACCTTGTTTAATAGTTTGATTTAATAAATCTACAAGATCTTTATCATCTTTTTCACTAATCCATCCAGTACCTGTCCACACATACCAAATACCGGGGGGATCTAAATATCTTCTTTCACCTACCTTAGTACCAGGTTCGTTGAATGGAGGGTAAGTGTTGTCAAACTTTATTTTTTGATTTATATCTTTAAAAGTATCAGTACTAACACCTGCTGTTGTATCTAAATTATTCCCATTTGAATCAACACTACCTACTAGTTTAGGGCCTAGATTAGAGAAAATAAATATTTCTTCTTCATCCATTAGACCTATTTCTTTCAAAAAGTCTTTATCTACAGCACCTCTATCGAGCTCTGCTTGTAATGCGGCTTCTGTTTTACAGGATATAATAGCAGTTTCTAATCTAGACATAACTGCTGTTGCATTAGACATCTGTAAACTAGGGGTCTGGAGTACTACTTCTACGCTTTTAATTAGTTCATCAATTTGTGAAATCAGTTCTTTTAGAAGATGCATTACATCAGCGTACTTAGTAGTAATGTTTATAGGTAAACCAAATCCCGGTGGTACTGATTGAGGTATAAGGAGAGTAAGTATAATTTTTAAGGCAGCTTTAAGTCCTGTTAGAGGGCCTTTAAGTTTACTTGGTAGACGTTTAAACTTATTTAGCCTATTGTTTATTCCGTTTAGACCTTTTTGTAATTGCTGTTTTTTATTATCTAGTCGATTTATTTCGTCTAGTGATGGGCAGCCAGAAACTCTAAATTTATTTTGTACATTATTAGTCTGTTTAAGTAGCTTAGAACTCAATGAGCCTTGTAGTTTACCTACTATCTTTGCTACTCCTACTGCTAATCCGCTATTTGGTATGTTTACGTAAGGCATTATTCTGTATATACTTTTCTAGAGTGTAGGTTTTTTAACTGCTGTTTTAAAATTGGTATAACGGGTAGTATAGAGTTTGCTGTTGCAACCATTTTTGCTACGTAAGCGGCGGGTACAGGAGGTGCAGTTGCCATTCCTTTTACGATTGTTTCAAATTGACTAATAAAATCGTTGAGCCAATCTGTAGATGTTTTACCTTTTAATACGGGTTCTTTTTCTTTGAAAGCAATTGTTCCTAAATAAACTTTTTTAGCATCTACTGCTACATATTTATCCCCGTCTATTCCTACTTGTTCAGCGTTTATACCGACACCTGTAGTACCGGATAGGTAGATACCGTCTTTATAGGAATTAAAGTAGAGCCTTCCTGAGTTTATGATTACCTGTTCTCCTTTGTATTTGTCTGCTTTAACAGGTTCTTTTTCCCAAGCTTCTCTTTTTTCATTAGCTTGAGTTAATTCTATTTTATGATCTGATGTTAAGTATATAGAAGATTTGTCTTTATTTATATCTTCTAAAATTGATTCAGAACCATCTGGTGAGTCTATTTGACCGGTTCTAATAATAGTTAATGGAGAGCCGTTATTACTACTATCTATCCAAGGGCTATCAGTTCCTTTAGTCCCAGTCATACGAATAGACTGTCCATGTCTTCCTTCTAATGTTATATCTCCTGGGAATAAAAGTAAAGGGTTTACTTTATCTGTCTCTTTAAAATCAGGTCCAAAATCTGCTTCTCCTTCACCCGATTGTAGAGTATCTGGATATCCGTTGTGATGTGGATGATTCCAAATAGGTATAATTCTTGTATAGTATGTTTTAGATGCTTCTGGTAGAGCATCTCTATCTTCATTACCCGGATCAGTTCTAAGTTCTACTATCTCATTTTTAACAGGGATAAATTTTAAATTTCCTTGTCCTTGAAAAGCAAATCTTACTGAGTTAGGTTCTGATTCTTCGTTTGGTTTAGAGAGAGGTCGGTAAAGTATTCCATTTATAGATTGAGATTTTCCGTAAGTGTCATATTCTGGATGAAAAGAATCTAGTATAACATCAATAACACGTCCGTAGGTGATATCTGAGATACCACTACCCCCGGATGTCCTACTCTGTGAACCTCTACTAGTACCAGCTCCTATGTTATACGCCATCTTGCTCTGTACCTTCTTTTCCTACTTCGTCTATTTGTTTATCTAAAGCTTCAGATTCCTCTAAAAGATCTTGAAGGTCTGAGAAGTCAAACATATCTCCTCCCTCTCCTTTAGCTTGCGCTGTTTCTATACGTTGAATTACCGTCGCTAATTTAATCAAATGCTCGTCATTCTTTACTCCTATCTCCATGTACTCTTTAATCATAGGAACGATTAAAGTCGCATCTCCGATGTTTTCTATAAGGGGTTTTAACTCTCTGATTAGACCTTGAACTTGAGTTCTAGTATCTTTTGAGTTATCGTAGATTTCACCAAAGAGGTCAGATAGGGTTTTCCCGCTAAATATTTCTTTATCTAAACTCATTATTATAGTTTATTATAAATAGAGTTACAATGGGTTATTATCTAAAAGACCTAGATCGTATAGTTTTTGATATTTTTCTTTGAAGTCATCTTTAAGTCTAGAGATAACTTTTGTTAGGTGTGGAGTATCACAATCAGTCATCTCTCTTATATAGATATATAGAGCTTTCTTTTTAAATATTTCAAGATCATGTCTAGTTTTAAAAATCGTTAAAACTGCATCTGCTATTTGTAGTTCTGTATCTTTTGCAAACATATTATCTATGTCGGAATAGATGCTTTCTACCCACTGGTCTATAAAAGAGGAAAGAGTAATAGAGTAGTCTGAATCAACGTCTGCATCTTCTTCGTAGGAATCTTCAATATCATCGAATGAACCAATCTGCTTTAACTTTTTGTAGTTCTTGTTATTATAGTTTATCAACCAACGTTTAACTATAGTACCGAAGTAAGAGTATGCCTTCGCTCCATTGTCTGGGTCAAATTTCATTATCTTCTCTTCTAATAAGACTGAAACTATTTCGTGTTTTAGATCCTCTATTTGCTCTACATCTGTGTAGTAAAACTTAAAGGTATGTATAATGTTCTCGGCTAACTTATAAAAAGGGTAGTATATATGTTCTGTAAAAATACTATTCCTATACTCTTGATCTGTTGAAGTATTATATTTCTTTATATATTCTTCTGTCTCGGATGTAAAGTAGTTAGCGCTGGATTTCTTCCTTGCCATAATTATCGGGGAGCATGTATCGGTTTAGCTCGTCTTGTACGTATTTCATTTGTTCGAAAAAATAACCGACCTCATCATCTGACTGGAAGACCCCTTTCTCGTCAAGGTTTTGTAGGTGCTTTTGACCTTCGCCTACGGCGTTTGATATATTTTGGAGGTACTGTACTTGGTCTTGTACAACATCCTCATATTTTTCTACCTTTTTAAGTAGGTTTCTAAGAATATAAATAAAAACTAATAAAATAACAACTAATACTCCGGAAATTATTTGATATACTAACATTATTAAAGGTTTTTTAACATATTAGTGAGACCTTCCGAAGAATTTACACGTTTTCCGGTAGAAGAAGCTGTTTTCTGGGTGTTTGGAGTAGCGGAACCGCCATTTCTCTTCCATATATCGTATTCTACCTTAGAAGCTAGGAAGTCTGCTGCATGTAAAACGGAAATAATAGAGGATTTCTGTCTAGATGACTCAACATGACTAAAAAAGTACGCTTCATTAGCTTTATCGAACACTCCATCATGACATCTGATAGCTAAAAACTCTTTTTGATTGATTTTTATACCGAATTTCTGTAATACGAAGATAGATCTATCTGGAATTAACATAAAATCTAAGTCTGGATTGAATGTGTACATCTCTGATAGCTTATCTTGACGCCATTTATCGGTCTGAGGTATATAATTTGGTTGTTCACCATCACCTAACTTACCTAAGTCGTGAAATAATGCGGCAAAGACTAGTTCTTCTTCGGTGTAATCTACATTTCCACCCATCTCTTGATATAACCTTGACTGCTTTACCGCATATTCCACTACTCTATTGACATGATCGACATAACCACCTGCAAAAGCACTATGGTACCAAGATTTTCCACTAGCAGGAGCCATAACATACGTCTCTTCCATATGAGAAATCATGGATTTGATAGCATCTTTACGATCTCCTATGTAGGTATCGATAATTTTAAGATGCTTCTCGTAGTTTTTTTGTATTTTTTCCGCCGATAATGACATATTAGATTATTTTTATAGAATACTTATATATATTTATATACTTATATATTATATTTTAATTATATTTATATATTATTCTTATTATATAAAATAAGATAATGATTTTTTTTCAAACAATCAACTATTTCACAATAAATTTTAGAGAAAAAGTTTTTTTCTCATATGCATTACCTGCATCCCACATAATAGTAGGGTAAATTGTTATAGTATCTCCTCTCATTTCACGTGGAATAGGTCCAACTATTCGTTTAGTTGTTGCTTTATCCTTAGTAACTTGTTTAAAATATACTCTAGTACCTTGAACTGCTGGTAATAAATCATTATGATATTGCCAATAGGTGTCTGTTTCAAAGACTGCTACCACTACCGGTGAGTCATTATACCACCAAAAGGGGTGTGTAACCGATGCTCCTACATTTATATTAAATTTAGGTAGGTATTGTTGATCGAAATCTAAATCAAGTATAAAATATCCGTTTTCATCTTGAGGATAATCGATATAAAACTCCGCATTACAGTCTCCATCTATACAAATAGGAGGAAATATATCATCTTTTAACAAGAAGCGAAGAAT